AAGTAATCCAGTAGTTGCTACACTTTTTGTAAAGTAGTACCATTCGGGAAAGCGAAATGTATCGGGCATGAGATAAATCCTTGCCCGGTACATCGCAAGCATCAACGTATCTCAGCCCCATCGGCGCCTTGAGCGTTAGTCCTAGCTGGATGCGAAATCAGTGGCGAACCCGCCATTTCTTTTCGTTGTTTTATTTAGGATAACCAATCATGGCACAGCCTCCGGCAACACCGTTCCTTTCGACTGCGAACTCGTTCTCGAAAGAAGAGCGCATCGCATTCGAAAACCTCCTCGAAGGCTTCAATGACCAACTGGTCATGTCGAAAGCCGTCACCGTCTTCTCGAACGATCAAACGATGATGGCCCGCGCTGGCGATATGATTCGCCGCCCGATGCCGTACATCGCCCGTTCGTTCTCGGGCCTCGATCAAACCGCAAACTTCGTCGGCAAGACGCAGCTTACCGTTCCGGCCGCAATCGACACGATCCGTAGCTCCCCGTGGACGATGGACGCGACCGAACTGCGCGACGCGCTGCAAGAAAACCGCCTCGGCACGGCTGCGAAGCAAAAGATCGCCTCCGACATCAACGTCGACGTCGTGAACGCCGTTTCGACGCTTGGCTCGCTCGTCGTGAAGCGCACGGTCGCTGCGACCGGCTTCGACGATCTGGCGCAAGCTGATTCGCTGATGAATGAGTCGGGCATCGACTACGACGGCCGTTACTCGGTCTTCGGTTCGCGCGATTACAACGCAATGGCCGGCAACCTCGCCAGCCGCGCATATCTGGTCGAAGGCCAGAAGGCAGCGACCGCCTACGAAATGGCAACGGTCGGCCGCCAAGTGGCAGGCTTCGAGCGCGTGCTCAAGGCTGACTACCTCGCGCGCCTTGCTGCTGCTGCTGGCGTGACGGTCACGGTGAACGGTGCGAACCAGTACACGGTTCCGAAGGCTCTGGCAGCATCGCCGAGCGGCCCGCTCCAGTCGAACGTCGACAACCGCATCCAGGCGCTGGCGATCACTGTCACGTCGGGCACGGTCAAGGTCGGCGATGCCTTCACGATCGCAGGCGTGAACAACGTGCATCCGATCACGAAGATCGACACGGGCCAGCTCAAGACCTTCCGCGTGGTCGGCATCGTTTCGGGTGCGGGCGGTACGGGTACGGTTCAGATCACCCCGGCGATCATCTCGGGTCAGGGCGCCACGGACGCAGAACTCGCGTATAAGAACGTGACGGCAACCCCGGCAGCGGGCGCAGCGATCACCTGGCTCAACACGGTCACGTCGGGCGTGAATTGCTTCTGGAAGAAGGAAGCGGTCGAAATCCTGCCGGGTCGCCTCGCGGTTCCGTCGGATCAGGGCCTTGCAGTGATGCGCGGCACGACCGACCAGGGCATCGAGATCGTGATGACCAAGCAGGCGCACATCGAAACGTACAAGTCGCTGTATCGTGTCGATGCGATGTATGGCGTCTCCGTGACAAATCCTGAAATGGCGGGCGTAATTTTGTTCAACCAGACCTGATCAGATGTGGGTCCACGTTCTGCGCCAGATGATGTCGCAGATCGTCATGTAGTGGACGCCGTATCGGAGTGCGAGCGTCTTCCTGCTTTCGGAAGATGCTCGTATTTCCAGCACATCACTTTCGGTCAGCGAGGTATTCGAATGCGCGCTTCCAGCCTTCGCATTGCAGCGATTGCGCAGAACCTTGTCAGCGCAATTTTCCTTCTGTGTTCCCAACTCAAGATGCTCTGGATTGACGCATGCGGGGTCATCGCATCTGTGGCGAACAACCATGCCATCTGGAATTTCTCCCTTGTACATGATGTACGAGGCGCGATATGCCGTCATTCGCTCCTTTCGGAACCAGAAGGAGCAAGAGCGAAAGCGAGAGCTTTGCGAATTCCAAACCCAACATCCTCTTTCGTTGATGCTGTACTTCTCATGGAAGCGTTGTTCGGCAGGTATTTCCGGCCTCGGATCGATTACAGGATTCTTCCCGGACCACTGGCGAAGATAATGCTTTCGACAAAAGCCAAGCGCTTGATGCTTCCCGTCGCATCCTTCAATAGAGCAAACCCGCATAGTTCGTTATCCGTAGTTGTTTTACGGAATTGTATCACCACCCCAAAGATGGGGGTAGCATAATGGCAACCACTAGCGAGGCGCGTGCGCTTCCTTTTTTTACGGATCTCTACGGGCAACCGCTCGAATCCGGTTCTATCTATATCGGCAAGCCCGGTCTAGATCCAGTTGCTTACCCGGTCACGGTGTATTCCGACGCAGACGAGATTGTCGCGTTGGCACAGCCTATCCGCACGGTACACGGTCACGCCGTATCGGCCGGCGCGCAGGTTCACATGTTTTGCCCGATTCCTTACTCCATCACTGTTTTGGATGGAGCGGGGCGGCTCGTCTACGCCTCCCTCAATGAAGTTGACCCGGCGCTTATTTCGCTCGGCAATTCCAGCGTTCAGAGCGCAGCGGATCTCGCAGCGCTTCGTGCTCGCAGCGGCTCGTCTAGTAACCAGGTGTGGGTGTCTGGGTTCGGCATGTATGTCTACCAGCCGACCGATACTACGTCGCCCGAAAGCATCCCTAGCGTCATCGTCGGGAGCGACGGTTCGCGGTATTACCTCGATCGTGACTTCCTGAAGGCGTCATGGATTCATATCAACAGCAATAACCCCGGCTTTAACGCGCAGGGTGTTTTTGTCACTTGGAATGATGGGTCGGACGGATCGACGTACTTTGCCAATAACCGCGGCTCCGGCGCTGGCGGCTATGTCTTCCGCAATCTTTCCGCAGATGGCTTAACGGAACTCAGCCGGATTGTCTTCAGTGCGAACGGCTCGATCACGACTCCCTCGGGCATCACGGCCGCGGCTGACATCAATTCATCTGGGAACCTGCACGCGCAAGGTGGCACGGTTTTCCTGAACGCTGCTGGTGATCGCGACCTTTCTTATAGCGCCGGCCCGAACACGTACAACCTTCCCAATGCGCCGCTTATTGTCAACGGCTCTCAGGCTGTTACGCAGGCGACGTTGCTGTCGAATCAGCAGGCGAATGGCGTCGGCTCTGTCGCTGTCGGCTCGTCGTCAGGTGTGAATCCGCCGACGCTGCCTGGAACGTGGGCGCAGACGGGCTCCAACTTCAACAACGTTTGGCAATACGTGAGGGTCGCGTGATGGAATACACGTCCGTCTCAAATCCTCGATGGGTGGATGCCGCTCATACGGCGATTGCTGTCGACATCGTTTTTCCGTCATTGGGTGCGTCGCCGCTGAAGTTCACGGCAACGCCGACCGACGTTATGCCATACGGCGTCGTCATTTATACCGATGTGATCGCCGGCAAATACGGCGCCATCGCTGAACACACTACGAGCTAAAAATGTCCACAATCGGGGATCTTTGCGTTACATCGTCGGTAAGTTCCGATGACAAGTTGCCGATGTGGAGCAACGCGAACGGCGTGACGCGTGCGCTGCCTATCTCGGTGCTCGATGGGCGTTATCTGACGCAGGCGGACATTGCTGCGCTTGCGGCAAGTGCAACCGTCGAGACGTTCGTGTCGGGTGCAGGCTTTACGCCGGGCGTTACGCTCTCGCTGACGCTCGCCAATTCGTACCTGTCGAAATCGAACATCGAAGTGTTCTTCGATTCCGCGTTTCAAGGACCGGAACAATACACGCTCGTCGGCCAGTCGCTCGCGTTCATTTCGCCCATTCCCGTAGGAGTGCAAAGCGTCTATATCCGCGGTGGCGCAACGCGCGTCACTGGCGCGCCTTCTGACGGCACGGTGACGGATGCGAAGGTCGCGGACGGCTCCAAGCTTTCGAACCGCATCAGCACGGTCAATGTACTTGATTTCGGCGCCGATCCCCTTGGTGTTATCGACAGCACGGCGGCATTCCAGGCTGCCGTGAACAAAGGGCGCCAGGTCATTGTGCCGGCCGGTACGTATGTAATGGGTCAGATCACGATCCCGTCGAATACTGCTGTCTTGGGTGAGGGCGTGTCGTCAATCGTCAAGCCGATCCCTGGCTTCTCCGGGTCTTCGTGGTGGGTGACGTCCGGTTCGAACATTGAAATCGGCGGCCTCCAGATGATCGCGCTGGTTGCGACTTTCCCCGGCGTGATTCCTATTTTCGGCAATCCGGGCGATCGCAACTACGTTCACGACATCTACATGCCGGAAGGCGGCTCCATCGGCATCTACACGTCGAACTGGACACACTCGACCGCGGCGCGCGTGACGGTCATGAAGGCTGTGAACGTCGGGATTCTTTTTGACGGATCGAGCGGCAGCACGAACACCATTCGCGATTGCCACGTTGAAACAACGGGCAGCACGGCGATCGTCATGCAGTTCGGCACGCGTCACCAGATGCACGACTGCGTATCCGTGAACGCTGGCGGCTTTGGTATCACGATGCAGTTCGTCACTCACGGTCAGATGTATTCCAATCGCGTTCACAACAGCGTGAAGGAGGGTATCACCTACGGCGGCGATGGCGCGTCAGATGGTGACGTGTACGGGAACGTGCTCACCTGGGACGCGGGCGTGTCGCAGGATTTTGGCATGTCGCTCGGCGCCAACGGCAGCGGCGGCATCTTCCGCATTCGCTACCGTGGTAACCGCATCGTCGGTTGCGGGAAGTCGGGCATCGCCTTCGCGGCTGATGCTACGTCGGGCTGGTCTGTCATCCAGTGCGAGGCATCCGACAACATCATTATCGACAGCAATCAGCTTGGGCTCGGGCCAGTCAATGGCGGCGGCGCTGGCGTGATCCTGTACGGCGCGACGTGCTCCGGCAACATCGTCCGAAACAACACGGTCGAAGATACCGGCGGCGGCAAACTGAACTACGGCATCTTTGAGACGCAGATCGGCGCCGGCGGATTCCCGCAGAACAACGTGTTCTTCCAGAACAAGATCGAAGGACAGTCATCCGTTCGCGTTCAGAAGACAGGCCACAGCGCGGAGGCTTACTGCCAAGACCCGATCGTTGGATATCTCTCGTGGACTCCGACTGTGGGCGCCGGCACTGGCACGCTCACCGCTGTTTCGACCCTCGCAGCGTACTACCGAGAAAAGAACTCGGAAGTCGAGTTTTACGCTGAATTCCAGATCACGAATAACGGCACGGCTGGACAGACGTTCACGTTCACGCTGCCGTTCTCTGCCGCCTTCGGTATGGGGTATGGCCGCGAAAACGTGCTGACGGGATCGGGCTTGGTCGTAAGCATCGTCGGGAATGTAGCCACTGTTCGCACGGTGGCGAACGCCTATCCCGGTGGCACCAACGCAGTAATCGAAGTAGCAGGAAGCTTTACGCGGACCTTCTAAACATAAAACACACAGACCACTCGGGGAATTGAAATGAACGATTTGGCAGCAAGCGCAGCCAAGGCTGCACCGCCGTTATCGGCGACTGTCGCGACGCTGCTTGGTTATGGGCTGCAGGACTGGTTAGTCGTTATCACGATCCTATACACCATCCTGCAAACGGTCTTTCTGATTTACGACAAGTTGTTTCGGAAATGAACAACGAAAACCTTCAGAAGCTGATTGCCGAGCTGCGCCGCGATGAGGGCGTTCGATACTCTGTCTACAAAGACACGAAAGGTATCGATACGGTCGGCGTCGGCCATAACCTGCAAGCGAAGCCGATGCCGGCTGGCTGGTCTTGCCCGCTCAATGATGTTCAGGTCAATTCCCTGCTCGACGACGATCTCGAAGATGTCTTTCACGATCTCGACCGCGCGTTGCCCTGGTGGACGGATCTGAACGACGTCAGAATGCGCGTCATCGCGAACCTATGTTTCAACATGGGGATCAACCGCCTTCTTGGCTTCACGAAAGCGCTCACGGCCGCTCGTCAGGGGAAGTACGACATTGCTTCTGCGGAACTTCTCAACTCGACGTGGGCGACGCAGGTGAAGGGCAGGGCGACACGTCTAGCCGACATGATGCGCAAAGGGGTCTGACATGGGATTGCTCGACATCACCGGCATTAGTTCGGTGCTCGACTTCGGCTCGAAGATCATCGACCGAGTTTGGCCCGACCCTCAGCAGGCGGCGGCGGCGAAGCTTGAACTTTTCAAGGCGCAGCAGGCCGGCGAATTCAAGGAGATGGACCAAGCCTTCGAAATCGCCAAGGCTCAGATTGGCGTGAACCAGACCGAAGCCGGGAACGGTGCCGTGTTTGTCTCGGGCTGGCGGCCGGCGATCGGATGGGTCTGCGCCTGCGCGCTCGCCTATCAATACTTGATCCGGCCGATCGTCAGTTGGGGCGTAGTTGCGATCGGTCATCCGCTACCGGCAATGCCTGGACTCGACGAGAACCTGTGGCAACTGATGATGGGAATGTTAGGCCTCGGCGGCCTGCGTACTTTTGAAAAGGTGAAGGGGGCTTCTAAGTGAAAAAAATCTTCTTGTGCGTGCTCGCGCTTTTCTCGGCACTGGCATTCGGCGCCACGACGACGCCTATCCAGTTGCTCAGTCCTGCCGGCTCGACCTCGGGGCAGGTGATCGCTTCGACGGGGCCGACGACTGCGCCGGCATGGTCGACTGTTACGCTGTCCGGCCTCGGCGGTTTAGCCAAGGCAAACAACCTGTCTGATCTGGTCAGCGCCTCCACCGCGCGTACCAATCTCGGGCTCGGGACCGCGGCTACAGCCAGCACCGGGACGAGCGGCGCAACGGTTCCTCTGCTGAACGGCACGAATACCTGGTCGTCCGCGCAGACGTTCTCCGTTCGCCCGACCTTCAATGGTGCGACACCTTGGGACAGCGCGAATCTCGCAGCACCCGCAGCCACTACCGGCAACCTATCGCAGTTCGCGTCGACGACAAGCACTCAGCTCGCCGGCGTGCTGTCCGATGAAACAGGAACCGGCGTAGCAGTGTTCAATATCGGCCCCGCGCTCACTACTCCGGTTATTGCGGGCGTGACCAACGGCGCCACGACGGCGGCCGGCAAGGTCGGCGAGCATCTGACGGCTAACGCATCCGGCGTATCCCTCACCAGCGGAACGGCGGTGAATGCAACAAGCATTCCGCTGACCGCGGGGATCTGGCTGGTGTGGGCGCAGGTCATTTTCACGCCGGCCGGCAGCACGGTTATGCAAACCCAATACGGCGGCATTTCAACGACATCGGCCACGCTCGCCGCTAACCAGTATTTCCAGTTGAGCAACAACAACACGGCGGCCGGTCAAGGAAGTGGCTTCTCAACGCCGATCGTGTACGTGAATATCTCCACGTCCGGCACTGCGTACTGCGTAGCCAATGCCATTTTCACGACCAGCACGGCAACAGCCGCATGCAAGATCGATGCGCTGCGCGTTCAGTGATTCAGCCGCCTCCGATGTAGTAGGCGAGCCAGAAGCTGAACGCAAGGCCAAGCAGGGCCAGCAGAACTGGCGCGGTGGCAAATGTCTGATTATTTTTGGCGTTTGACATAATAGAGTTTATCGAAATTCCCGGATCGTGTTCGCTAGGCGATTGTCATCCTCTTGGGTCCATCCTGGCTCGAAAGAGGTCAAGCTGTGCCACAGCATGTAAGCGCCCCATGCCCACGTG